TACACTAAAGAATATGACTGGTATGTATGGTGGCGGTATGGTCAATGCAAAGCAATACATGGGCGGTGGTAAAGTTGATATGTATGGTCATGGTGGTAAAGTAAAGAATCAAATGATGATGGGTTACGAACATGGTGGTGAGGCTCATGGTAATCTAAAACCAGTACCAGATGACAACCCCGGACTTGCTAAACTACCTGAAAAGGTTAGAAATAAAATGGGTTATATGCAGGATGGTGGTTCTGTATTAGATATGGCATTAAGACGAGCAGAACCAATTCAATTAGCAAATCCTGAATATCAAAACTTAACCAATATGTTAAATTTACAAGACCCTTATTCATCTTTATTGTTTAAAATTGCAGATATAAAAGCGTTTACTGACCCAAAAACTGGAAGATATTTAAGCCCTGAAGAAGAAGGTTATGGTAAAAGTGTTGATACAAATAAAGGTATTTTAAGAAAAATAAGAGAAATGGATTATGCCTCTAAACAAGGTGTAAAGCCATCAAAAGGTGACAGTAAAGATGTTGAAAAATTAATGGATTTAGCTGATAAATTAGGTTTAGTTGGTATGAAGAAAGGTGGTATGGCTAAGAAGGAAAAGAAAAAGAAGTATGGTTATCAAAAAGGTGGTGCAGTTCAAGATGATGCTATGATGCTACAGTACTTACAGTCTTTAGAAGATCAACAGGCTAATCCTTTTGTACCTTTTGATCAAAGACCTCCAAGTTCTGGTGAAATGATGTCGCCAATACCAAGTGGTATGGAGCAGGGTGATATGATGAGAATTATTAGAGATGAAAGAGAAGTATTAGATATGGAAGATGCTAATCTTCTTAGAAAAAAAGCTCAAAACGCTCTTATGAGATTTAAATTAGATTCTATTATGAAAGCAGAAGGATTACAACCTGAAAGACTTGAAAGCATGCCAGCAGATACTTCTGAGTTTATGCCTAGTTCATTAATGTTTAGTCCTAGAGATATGGGTATTTAATGGATCAAGATCCAAGAGCAAAACAAAACGATGAGTTGTATCGCCAGTGGCGAGATGCTCGTTCTGAATGGGATACAGAAGCTAGAAAAGATATAGACTTTTACCTTGGTAATCACTTTACCAATGATGAGTCTGATGAACTGGCACAACGTAATCAAGCTGATATACCTATGGATAGGGTATCCTCAGCAATAGAAAAATTTAAAGCAGTATTAACATCTAGAGCTCCAGCATTTACAATCGTACCCAGAGAAGATTCTGATGTACAGGTAGCTAATTTATGGAGAACTATCATGGGATATATATGGCAGAACTCTGATGGTGACTGGCAAATGAAACAAGCAATACAAGACTATGCTGTTACTGGTATGGGTTATATGTATGCTTATATTGATAGGGAATCAGATTTCGGTAGAGGTGATGTCAAGTTTACTTATTTAGATCCTTTTAGGGTTTACGCATCTCCCAGCTCAAGAGATCGGTGGTTCAGTGACTCGGATGGTCTTATCCTTTCTACCATCCTTACTGGTGAACAGGTCGTCAACCTCTACCCTGAATTAAATGATAGTGTTGATCCAGCAACTGGAGAAGAGATACCCGGGATAATAAGAGAGCTATCTGGTTTTACATACGATGAAGAAGATTACCCATCTTCTCAAAATAGAAATTCAATGAATGTGTTTACTCCATCAGAAGTAAAAGATAAAGATTATTTTGAAGTTCAAAAGTATCAGATACTAGAACGCTTTTATAAAATAAAAGTTCCTTTTTATAGAGTGATAGATATGCAATCTCAAGAAGAAGAAATACTATCTCAAGAAGAATATGAAAAGTTTGTATTTGAAAACTCTGAAGCAATGGAGATAGGTGCATTTACAGCAATACAAGTATTACAGACTCGGGTAAAAGTTTGTGCTAGTTTAGGTGAGGTAGTACTGTATGAACAGATTTTAAATACTGACGAGTATCCAATAGTCCCGCTACCGAATATCTGGACATCTACCCCATATCCCAAGAGCGATGTATCCAGAGCTAGACCAATGCAGAGATTATTAAACAAGCTTTGGTCTTTAGCCCTTTCACATGCCCAAGCATCTGCGGGACTAAAACTTCTAGTACCATTAGGTAGTGTAGATGATATTGATCAGTTAGAAAAAGACTGGGCAAATCCAAATGCGGTAATAGAAGTTGATTCATCACAGGGTGAACCACATTATCCAGCACCACAGCCATTAGCTGGGGAGTTCTATAGATTAATACAGCAGTCAGAGTTTTACATAGATTTTATCTTTGGTCTGCCAGAAATGATGCATGGCTTTGCTGATAAAGCTCCTGAGACAGTCAGAGCGACAGAAAGAATGATTGCACTAGGTAGTGAAAGACCTAAATCTAAATTAAGAGATGTTGAATTTAGTATTAACAAACTTGGTAAGGTTCTTTATAATTTATCCAAAGGACATTACACTTATAAGAAGATTTTTAAGTTAGCTCAACCTAATAATAATATTACTGAGGTCATGGCTAATTTTTATACAGATGTAAGTGGTGCAGTTTTAGACCTTAAAAAAGATAGGCACTTACTTGATCAACATGATATTAGAATCGAATCCGGCTCTACTATGCCTTCTAATAAATATGCAGAACTTTCTGTATATCTTGAAGCATTTCAAATGGGCATT